ATGCAATCTACAGGCTTCCAGGTTTCTGACTTCCAAGAGTGGTTGCAAAAACTTCCTGAGTTGAACATCGTTAATGAAGCAACGGCCCGTAATCTGAGAGATTCTTCTCTTCGCCTTCTTACGGTGCTTGGACCCGACTCATCCCATTTGGATATCCGTGGTTTTAGTGTGGCCAGTATGGCAAGCACTTACTCTATGTCTGCGGAAACAAAACCTTCTGATTCATCCTTACAGGCATACAAAAGCCGAATGCAAAGTGCAGTAGACAAATTTGTGGCCTACCAGAATGGTGAACTTGATACGATTTCAGAATCTCAATCTGACAAAAAGGAGCGCCGTAAAGTGGCATCAAAGAAGAAAAGTGCTGATGAAGATATTGTCGGGATTAAAACTTTTGAACTGCCTATCCCTTTACGCGGAGACCTGATTGTTACGATTGGGAATCTTCCTCGCGATCTTACGAAGGAAGAGGCTAAGCGTATTAGTCTTATCGTTGAATCATTCGCCATGTTTGACAACTCGTCAAAATAATAAAGCCCCGCTGCAAACGGGGCTTTATAAGGTGGAAGTTTGGGAAACTTCCTGAGCACAGGTTAACTGACATTCTCAAGCTTAGACACCTAGAGGATAGCGGTTTACCGGGGTTAACACAAGGCTGGACAGGACTACAGCCTGTGTTTAAATACAGGTAATATGTTATGAAAGCACACGATATTAATCGCGATGACTTCATCTATGAACATGATAAGCCAGTTTATGTACGCAGTTACTGCCGCGTCCGTTTCGGCGAACTCGAAAATGTTCGTCAACACTTCCGCTCTTATCCAAGCTGCTGAATATAATTAAACTTTTACCCGGCCACCGTGCCGGGTTATTCATTCCTTCTACCCTTCTTTTTAACCTTTAGTAGTTCTTCTAGTTCTTTGCGAACAGAAGCCTGACGTAACGTAAAAGACTCTACTTTTTCCCGTTTTTCCTCTCTCACCTTCAGGAGCACAGGCTCAACCGGTACAGCCTGTAAAGCAGCTAAGCAGTCTTCGCGTGTAAACAGATATGTTGATCCAGGACGGTTACTAACGCGATAAGCTTTAAGCCTTCCCTCTAATACCCATTGCCTGACAGTACTTGCAGAAATGCCTAGAAGTGCCGCGGCTTCTTTTGTCGTTAATGTTAACTTTTCCATCACCGGGCCTCGCAAACTTTTGTGTCTACATCCATCATTACACAAATTCCCCATTGTATGTACATGCTATGCACAAGCCACGGTCTAATCTAAATGACGCTTCATTCATCGATATGCGCTACATCACAAACGATTCTGGCTTTACTGCAAAGTACTTTTACTCTTTGATTAAAAAGAGAGAGTTTCCGTTCCCGATAAAGCTGGGAAGAAGTTCGAGGTGGCTTATGAAGGATTACACCGAATGGAAGGAAAGGCACATAATAAAAAGAGCAATAGATTAGCAGCCAATCGGGATTCTAGCATTTCGCGACAGCTGCATTCTCCTCACATAACCGGGCAATCGTCGTCCCGTCCCACTGCGTTTATCAGCGCGACTACCACACCGATAACCGTCACACCGTCGAGCCCCTCCCCCTCTATGGCTTCGCCTTCCTCAGTTATCAGAGCATCTCCCATCCAGCGGGCGAACTGGTTGTAGCCGTCGACGTTCACCAGCAGCACAATGCCGGGGTCTGGCCGCTTCGACTTATCGATCACGGCCCAGCCGCTCGACGTCTCAATTAGTAGAGTATTGCCGTTTACGTTGAATAATTCGTTCAGGCATAGCGGGCGCTGTACATAGTCTTGTGCTGGCGAAGGGAATCCCATTTACATGATCCTCCCCATGCCGATCATGAAATAGGACCGGTCTTCGCCCTCGTGCGGGGTGTAGTCCCGGAAATACGTCTGGTAACGCGCTATCCACCGGTTCGCCTGCTCAGGCGACCAATCATGATGCCGCGCCGCCAGCTGCTGTAAAAAATCAGCAGTTGTTACGACAAATCCTCGTTTAGGATCTGGCTTAACGGCTGCGGTGAACGCCGCGCCAATATCTGAATATTTAGCCACTCTGTACCCCTCCCTGTTAAATACTGTATGCATGGACAGTAGTTTCAAAGAGGGGCCAGATCAACACGGTGTAACCTATTAATCGCTATTAGCAGCCGGGTCAATCAACTGCTGAACCAGCAATTTCAGGGCATCGAGCTCTTCATGAAGTTTTTTATTGTCCTCTCTGAACGCTTCATTTTCATCCATCAGGGCGAGAATCGCTTCGTGGTGCAGCGCGGCGGCCACACCAGAGGTGTCTGGGCAACGCACGTCTTTAATTTCACTACCGTCGGCCATAATAAGGGGCATCCCGCTGATGGTCACAGCGTCGGGGAAGACCCTCTCTACATCCTGCGCGATAAAGCCGATGCCGAAGCTCCCGGTATCTTTACGCACCCATGAACAGCCCTTAAGCGCACGCATCTTAGCCAATGGTTCTTCGATCCGGGTAATGTTTTCCTTGATGCGCTCATCCGAGGCACTAACCCATGAACCACTGTTTGCAACCGCATTCCCGGCCCGGTTAAATTGCCAGCTTGCGGTATGAGTTCCATCTTCGGCGGTGTGGCCGATCTGATAAAATTGCCCGCCCCGGGTAATATACATCCCGGTGTAGAATGTCCCGGCTGACACTCCGGCGTAGAAATATCGGTGGTTCAGGCATGGTGCGAATGTACCATCGTTTTTAACATCCGCGTTAAATGCGACAGGAGCAGTGTTCCAGTATTGATGGACCCCTGCATATCCTGCGAACGGGACCGAGTCGTAGGTAATGCCCGCGCCTGTGGGACCGGCATCGAAGCGGTAGCGGGAGGTTAACGCCGACGCGCCCGCCAGCGGCAGGCCTCCCAGGTTCTTCAGCCCCTGCGCAGCTGTCGTCGCCCCCGTACCACCGGATTCAACAGGCGCAGCCCCATTAGCCCCCTTCTGAACAAGCGATTTTTGCGTAGGCACAGTAACCGATGTGCCATTAATGGTGATAGTCACATTACCTGAACCCGTCATCACGTCAGCGAACCCGCTCATGTAACGCTGATACATGCCGAAAGTCTCGGCAATATCCTGCGCCAGACCGTCCACGCTCAGACTGTCGTTCAGCAGAATGGCATAACGGGTACCTGCCGGGATCGCAGGATTGACGGCAGGCGTCACGGCCAGCTGCGTGGCGCTGTTGACCGTCGTGATCTGAAAGACCTGTACCGGGCTGGTCATAGCAATGACGGTACATCCGTTTCGGATCAGGCTACCCGCCGCTGCGAAATTAGTGCCGGTACCGGTGAGCGTGTTGCCGCTGCCGGCGATCGTGCCAGTGATGTAAATCATGTGTTCTCCGGACATAAAAAAACCCGCTCGCGGCGGGTTCAGGATGAAATATGAAAATGGCGGACGGGCTAAACCAGCCCGAGCGCATAGGGGTAATACTGATCGTAGATACTACAGTCGATAAGGCCGACTCTGCCGCTGATAGCCCACGGCTTGAACGCAGCGGCCTCGCTGGACGAAATAATGCGGCTGGAATAGACCACCGCCGAAGACGCTTTCCAGACGCCATTAGAAATACCCGCGCTGGAGCAGTTCATATTCAGGTAGCCCCCGTACTGGGGGTTCGATGGATCCTGTGGAATATAAATCCCCGAAGTGATACCGGGAGTTACCGCCATTGGGGCTCCCGACGTTACATCCCCCGCTAAAAGTCGCATGTTCAGCGGCAGGCAGTTGCTGTGCCACACCATAGCACCGTCCCGGTACAGGAAAAAACCATGCGTCGGGATGTTAACCAGGTAGTTCGAGAAGATGTACATCCGGCAGCCCGTCTGCGTCATGCCGCCCGTCTGCACGAACGAGAATCCGTAATTACCCCCTGCATTGTACTGCTGGTAAAAGGACGTCGGCATCCGTGCATCGCCGTCGCGCGTCCGGATAAACGTCACGATTTTCTGACCCAGCGGGACTGATGAGGCGATGTTCTGGCTGCCCGGCGGAACATCAATCACGCTCACCAGGCAAAACGGGGTAAAGTCAGGGGCAAGTTTAATTGTCCGGTTGCCGTTGCCGTCGTAGGAATAAAGCGAGAATCCGTAATAATCCGACTCCCGCCCCGTATTGGGCGAGGCAAACACTACCATCCGGATCGGGGTCGCCACATTCCATGAAACGACATTCCCGGAAACAGTTACCTGATACGGGTTAGTAGTCGGCATCGCCTGGATAACCGACTCGATAAGCAGCGACGCCTGGTAGGTACATCCGGCCGGGTACGATTTGCTACCCGCGCCGGAAATATCCAGAACATCCATAACGTAGTTAACTGCCATTGAGTTTATGGCGTCAAACGAAGTCCCCTGGATAAATGTCTGCATTACAGCCTCTGCCCCATAACTGCCGCCGGACGTCCGTACTGGTCATACGAGACAATCCGGTTATTTGTTATAGCCATTCTGCCCTGACCTGCAACCCCGCCGTTTATCTCAATGTTCCCGTTTTTATCTATCATCCACCCCAGGGTACCGACGACATAATTCGATGACTGGATGTATGCGCCAATTTTCGCGTTAGTGATCGTACCGTCCTGAATGAAAGTATCGCGGATAAAGGTCTGCCCGTTCTGAATGACAAACGGCAGCGTTACCGTACTGCCTGCATAGCTCATTACAGCAAACCGGTCAGCGAGGAAAACCACCTGAGACTGCATGCCTGCAGGTGTGTTCTGCACGCCCAGCCCCATCCCGGCGGCATACTGCACGCCGTTAACATCGGCACCTACCTTGATGCTGTACATCGCATTCAGGCTGCCATTAAGGTTAGCAACCGCCTGGGCATTGGTTGTCACCGCCGAACTGACGCCACCAATCGTGGCCGTCAGGGAGGTGATCTGCGATGCCGTGGACTGGCGGTAATCAGCAAACGTCTGGCTGACGCTGTTGATCGAGGCGACCGCGCCATCAACACGGGAGGATATCTGCACCAGTGACTGGGCAGTAGCTTCCCGGTCACTGGCCGCTACCGTATCGATGCGGTCAATCTGGGCGCTGTTGGCGGCATTAACCGCTGTCAGGGTTCGCCGGGTGCTGACCTGCGCCAGGGTATTCTGAATCAGCGCGATCGCCGTATTCTGCACGCCGCCGCTGGCCTCAGACGTCTGGCCCGTCAGCTCATCGAACCGTGACGCCGTGGCGCTGTCCAGCGTCGTGACCACCTGATCAAGCTCAGTGATCGCCGCGGTGTTTTTCGCAACTTCCTCAGTAGCAGCGCCAGCAGCATCCGCTGCCGCATCGGCTTTATCAGAGGCGGTTTTCGTGGCCGCCGTCAGCTGGGTAACCGCCGTGGCCCGCGCCTCCGTCTCACTGGCCAGTGCCTGGCGCACTTCCGTAATGCCCGCCGCGTTCTCCTCCGTTGAGGCCTCCAGTCGAGTGACGTCGGTAACCCGCGCCTCCGTCTCGGTGGCGATCACCTCACGCAGTTGCTCGAACTGCGCGGAGTTCTCGCCGTTCTGAGCCGACTGCCGGAACGTCACCTCTGCAATAGCCAGCGCGTTCTTAATGACGCCCTCGGCGGTTTCCCGGTTTGCGCCGACGGCCGCCGCCAGCTGGTCGGCGTTCTCGGCTATAGAGGCTGCCATGTCGGCCACGGTCTGGCTGGTTTCGACGGCGTTTTCGATCAGATCCTTGAAAAGCTGGGTATCTTTGATCTGCTCCAGAATGGCGTCGGTGATATCGCTTACGTCGATGCTCGCCTGACCGCGCACAAACTCGGTATAACCCGATTCATTGCCGGTCTTGTCCACCAGCTGGGCGCGGTACCAGAAGATTTGCCCCGCACGCAGGCCCATCTGCTGATATTTACGCGCCGGGTACGGGACGTCGGCCAGCAGCATGGCATCATCCTCCGAGCCGGTGACACTGTACTGAATCTCCGTCTTCAGCGTATCGCCGGTGTTCTCTGGGAAACCCCAGTTAATCTCGATGCCAAACACGACGTTATCCGATGCGGTAAGTCCCACCGGCTTCGGCGGATTGCCCACCTTGCCCGTCAGCGTTTTCTCTTCTGAATAACCCCATCCGGAAGAAATCTCGGCAGCGTTGATGGCTCGTACGCGCACCAGGTAACGCCCGGCATAGATCCCCGGCACGTCGAAGGAGGTTGTAGAGCTGCGGGGGACGTTCGCCCAGTTACCGTCATTGCGGCGCCACTGTGCTTCATACGCGATGGCGTTCTGCGCCAGGTCCCAGCTCACGCGCATGGTTTCGACACTAATATTCTGCTGCACCACCGAGAAGGAGCTGATCAAGATGTTATCCGGCGGCGCCTGGTTACCTGGCGGAATGATGCTAACCGGGCGCTGGTCGATAATGGCGCCCGTATCGATGCGGGCATACTTATCAGGATCGTGCCAGGCAGCCGCTATAGAGAACGTGCCATCGTTATTGTCTTTCACGCTCACCACGCGGTATTGCTGCGCATAGAGCTCGTCGGACTCAACAACCCAGACAGCCTCTGCCTGTGGCGTTTCGCTGTACGCAGTCGTGACCGTTACCACTCTCCCGTTTATAGCCTGAATTGTACGGCTCTGCGATACACCCGAAGGCAGGTTCAGGATAAGGCGATCGCCGTCAGTTGCATCAGCGTCACGGTCCAGGGTGATGGCCCTGCCGTTTACTGAGCTGATACGCCCGCCCATCACCCGACCGGAGAGCATCTCATCAGCCACAGCGATGATGTAACCCGGCTGCGGGATATTGCCATCAAGGCCAACGTCGAACGATACGATGCGATCCCTGTTATTGGTGAGAATCCCCCAGCGGCCTTTACGGTTTGCCTCGGACTGCCGGGTACAGCCGATAGCGGTCATTTCCAGCTGGTTAAATCCGTACCGGGCTACCAGCCCCTGTTCAAACACTGGCTCCATAGCATCAGCGTATGCGTTAGAGGGATCGGACCAGGACACCAGCGCCGTGGTATAGCGCGTTTTTGTCGTGCTGCTCGCATAGGTGAAGCGGCCTTCAATCACGTTAGCGCGGGTGTAGCTGTAATCCACATCGCGGGGCATGTCTGCCAGAGCAACGATCTGATCACCGCCCCAGTACGTCATTCCCCGGAATATGGCCGCAAAATCACGCAGGACGGTGTATGCCTCGTTTCTGTCCTGAACATACACGTTGCACGTATAGCGGGGCTCGGTACCGCTGCCGCCTTTCCCGTCAGGAACCTGCTGATCGCAATACTGGGCCACCTGGTAGAGTGTCCATTTGTCGATATTCGCTGCCGTCAGCCGGTTCCCCAGCCCGAAGCGGTCGGTCACCACCAGATCGTAAAATATCCACACAGGGTTATCCGTCCATGCCCACTTAAACGTCCCGGTCCATGTCCCGGTGTAAGATCGGGTTTCCGGGTCGTAGGTGTCAGGAACGCGGATTACACGCCCGCGGGGCTCACATGAAATCTGCGGGATAGATCCGTTGAACTGGCTTGAGTCGAATTCGATATACAGCAGCGCGGTGTTCGGGTAACGCAGCTTGGCATCAATCACCTCGGTAAAGCTCTGCAGCGTCATCGTGTCGCCGATCTTCGCGCTGTTTGCATCAGTGGTGATCTTGCGCAGGCGAATAGTCCAGGTACTGCCCGCCTGCGGTAAATCGACACGGTGGCTTCGCTCATAGCCGGAGGTTGTTTTACCGGTTACGCTGGTATTCAGTACGGTCTGCCAGACGCCGCCATCGGTCTGCAGATCGATAGCATAATTTACGGAATACCCGACCAGATCGCCGTCGTCCTCCTGTCGATACAGGGAGGGCCACTTCAGGCGCAGGCGGACTGCTGACAGTTGCGTATTGGTGAACGTGCGCGTCCAGGCGGTAGCACTTGAAACTTCGGTACCCACGCTAATTTCGTTTTCGGTACCGGGGATCCCCTGAATGTATTTTTGCGCCTGGGTTCCCGGGCGAAATTCCCAGGTGACGCCGCTGAAGTTCTGGGAGCCGTCGGCATTCTCAATCGCGGTACCATCCAGGTAAATGTCCTTTCCGGTTAACTGGCCTGCAAATTCCCCTTCTCCCAGCGCGATTAAAATTTTTGCCTTCGCAACAGACTGGAGATCGTCAGGCTGTTCGGTAGGCGTGCGTGATTTAGAGCGTCCGCCCTTGCGGCCCCTGATAGCGGTTGCGTTTACCATATTGCGCCCATAAAAAAAGCCACCCTGAGGTGGCCTGATGAAAGGTTTATTTCTTACTGTTGATCTTCAACATAGATACCAGCAGAAATAATCGCACCGCCGATGCGGCGTTTACCGTAGAGAAGCGGTACCGGATAGCCCTGAGCCGCAGTGTTCGTTACACCACCGAATGCATAAGAGGCTCGGTTATCTGCATCCTGTTTGCTGGCTATACCGGAGGGCTGAGGTGAAAGAAGCTGGATAACGCCTCCGAGAACCAACGAGGCGCCTGTAGCGGCGGCAAAGCCAGTTAATCCACCAGCAGCAAATGCCGCACCTATCCCGCCAGAAACAAAAACAGCAGCAGTGATTAAAACTGCTCCTAGAATGGTCTGTAAAAGCCCTGCACGTTTACTCCCTATAATTACTGGCACAATCCTTATAACATTACCTTCAGAGGGAAAACCCATTTCATCTACAGCTATATTTTTTCTGCCTTTGAAAATGGCGAAGGTTAATCCTCGGCGCTTGCTGCTAATCATGAAGCTCTCGAAACCCGGAAGCGTTTTACTGAGTGCTATTGCCGCCTCTCCAGTTCTTGATATCAGCCGATGATGGGTTTTCCCAAAGGTCTTTCCTAATATCCCGGCAAGCTCAATTCTTGTCATTACTTCCGTCATTTTGTCACCATAAAAAAACCCGCCTGAGGGCGGGTTAAATAAAGGTTAGATGCAACGTTCTATTACTTTCGTTCGGCTGTTAACTCGATAGGCAAAAAGCCCGCCCTGATGACGAAATTCTACCTTGGTCGCTCCTCCAGCGGCTTTCAAATCTGCGATCTCTAGTTGAGATTGTGTAAATACTGTTTTGCCGCCTTCATAAGGCTGAATAAAAACGCTACCGTATTTTTGGCTTTGCTCTTGCCACCCACTAAGTATGCATTCTGCAACAGCGTCTATCTGTTTATTTGACTGATAAGAATTAGACGCTTGTTCCTTTCTGAGATCCTGCATACTCGAACAACCAGATAGTATTAACAACCCGCATAATGCAATTTTTTTCATAGTTCTAACCCCCGAGGAAATTGGGTAAAGGTTAGCATAGAGACTTATAACGTAAAACTTTCATCGTTCTTTCCTGCCAGTATCCGCCATACGGCACACGCTGGCTCAGATGCCCATACAGGTGATGCAGTAGCATATTCCCTTCCAGGAGAACGCCCGCGTGATTCCACTTATCGGACTGGACCTGCATGATCACCATGTCGCCGGGCTGCGGCGGGCCATCAAACTCACGGAAGCCGCATTCATACCAGCAGTCCTGATAGAAGTTGTCCGGGTAGTCTTTTTCCCACCACGGGTAATCCACCCGGTAATCTTGCAGCTCGATCCCGTGCGTCTGCCGGAAATAGCTCATGACCAGCCCCCAGCAATCGTACACGCCGAGGACAAACGGCCGTTCTATAAGTGGTATCTCGCCGCGTGGCATGATTGTGCGTAAATCACCTTCGGGCCAGCTGACAATGTGCCAGGGCAGCCCGTTAAGATCGCAGTGGGCCTTGTCCGTTTCGCTCGGCTGGGTCGTTGCGTCGGGGTGGCTGTGAACGATGGCGATCACCGGCCCCCAGTCCTCGGCGGCGGCATAGTCTTCCGGGCAAAGGACAAAATTGTCCTCAGGTTTCGCGGCAAGGTTACGGCAGGGAAAATACCGCTCAACCCGGCTTTTCTGCGTCACCACCCCGCAGCACTCCCGCGGATACTCTGCGGCGGCGTGCTCCATGATGGCATTAAGGGTTTTCTTGCGCATATCAACTCCTGATCAAAGAGGTGCCCGGGAAGCCGCCGAAGGAGAGCTCGTTATTTTCACCGAACCGGAGCTTGCAGGCCGTCAGCGTGCCGTTGCACTCATCCAGTGAAGGATCATCTACCGGGTTATTGTTCTTGTCGAAATACCGCGTGCCCGCATAGTCACAGCCATCGCCGGTGCGGTATTTGTTGCGAATGCACCAGGTGCAAAGGGAATGGAGCTGGCGCGTCGGTATCATCAGCCCCTGCAGATCCATCGGGCTGGAGAGCGTAAACTCAACCACCTCGTTGGTTTCACTGCTTTTAGCATCGATGTAAAAAACCTTCACCTTCTCCTGGGTGGGATCGGCTTCAGGGTTGCCACTGGCGAAGTTTTTCGCATCGAGATATTTACCCAGGGTATCGTGAATGGATACCTTCGCCTGCAGCATATCGTCGTAGGCCAGACAAAGCGCCGTGATGGAACTGTCCAGGTTCGCGACTGATAACCGCGGTTGCGCGCCGCTGCCACTTGTGGACGCCTCGATCCCCTCAATCTGGCATGGCCATGCTTTAAATTCCTCACCCTGCCACCAGATTGATTTCGCCTGGAGCTTGTTTTCATCCCCGCCGGCTGCTGCTATTTCTGCCTCAGTATGGGCCAGGCTGTAGCTGTGAAAGCGCAGCACTTCACCGGTACCGAAAGCTGTGCCATCGACCTCGAAGAGCCGGATCTCATCGCCCGGCTCAAGTTTCTGATAATCTGCGTTAAGACTCATGGACGGAATGCCTGTATAAATGTGGCTTCAAGGTTGAACTTACCAGCGCCAAGCCCGGTGGGCTTGTAGGTTTCGCACCGGTAAAGCCCCGGCGGCTCCAGCGGCGGCTTCCACTGGAAAGCCCTAGTGCCGCCGTGCCTGTCGAGAAACGCCTTAATAGCGGCGATATACGCTTCATTCCCTGTGAAATTTAGCGTCCACTGCTGACGCATCGTGTTTAATCCGTCACCTGATACCTGCTCATAGCCATCGCCAAACTGCGCACGCCTTGTTCTGAACGTCGTGTCAGCTTCAGCGTTAATGCGCGGGCACCATGCGAAAGTTTCAATAGCCATTGTTACCGGCCTCCTCGTGTCGCATTCCAGATATCGCCGCCAGGCTGCATATCACGCATGATATTTTGTTTGTACCGCTGATCCACAAACCGCCCGATCTCCGCACCGAACTGCTCAAGCCCGGCAGAGGTTTTCGTTGAGGTGTTCCCGTTGCCGTCGATGGTGATATAAACCTGCGGTGCGGAAGATCCGGCCTGGCCGCCGCCTGCCCCGACCGCACGAACGCCGAGGGAGCCATCCGGCGCGCGGGTCAGCGGCATGATTGCTTCCGGCCCGGCCTCGCCCATGATTCCGGCGCTGCCTTTTGCGAAAGCGAACATCGTCGGATTTCTGACGATCCCGTTACTGAAGGCACTCAGTGAGGGTGAGTCGTAGACACCACCCTTCGCGTTAAACTGGAAATTAGCACCGTAGCTCGATACCGCCGTACCCGTGCTGGCTGCCGCGCTGGCACCGCCGCCGAAATAACTGGCCACGCCGCCCACCAGAGAGCCGAGCAATCCGGAACCTGAAGAGCCGCCACCCATCGCATTCACAGCCGCCATTTGCAGTGCGACCTTTTCGACGATCTGCAGCACGGAGACACCCCAGGATTTCCAGCTAACTTTATTGCCCTCCAGCATCGAGGTCACGTTACTGAAGGCGCTGTCCATCGTGGTTTTTACCCCGTCAGCCACGGTACCGGATACGTCACTGATTTCGTCGTACCAGTTTGCGTACCCTCGGGATACGCCTGATTTCCAGTCAGCTTCGGCGGCGGCTATCGCCTTGTACTTTTTATCCAGAGCATCAAGTGCGGCTGCGCGCTCGGCGACAGCTTTAGTGCCGCCGTTCGTTTTGGCAAAGACGCGATTAATCTGCTGCTCTTCATCAAACCGGCTGCGCTGGCGATCGCTCATGCCCGCTGTGTTGGTCGTGAGGGTCGCTTCATCCCGGAATTTCCGGGCGGCGTCCGTCAAATCCTTCAGCGCGTCAGCCTGCTCACGCTGTTTCCGGACGTTTTCGTCTGCCTTCTGGTTCCACTTTGCCAGCTCGGCTGACGCAGCCTGAATCGCCCGGCGCTGCTCATCGGTCCATTTCGTCCCTGCCTGATGCGATGCCGCGTAGAGCTCTGACGCTTTCTCTCCTTCAGTGGCCCGCACCCGCTGCACATCAATGGCCACGCTGAGATCGGCCATTTTGCGGGAATACTGCTCGGACTGGCTGGCTGCCGCACGCTCAGCTTTATTCTGGGCGTTAGTCGCTGCAGTGGCATCCTTCTTGGCCTGCGCTGCGGCTGCGTCCTTTTTGGCGGCCTCGTCTTTCCTGTAGATATAGGTGGTATACAGATCGCCCGTCAGCTTCAGATCTTCAGCTTCATAGACAAACTGCTGGTGCTGCTTGGCTAGACCATCCATACCCGACAGCACAACATCACGCTGCGCTTTATCCAGTGCCGTTTGCTGTTGCGGTGTGGCTTTTGCTGTCGATAAAACCGGTCCCGCATACTGAGGCGGCGTAGCGGAGGCTGTCGCCGACATCGAGCGATTAAGGAGGTCATAAGCCCCTTTCAGGATAGAAACAGCACCTGCCTGTTCAATGGCTTTCTGCGTTGCCAGATCGCTGGCATCATTCACCAGCTTCTGGGTCTGCCCGACCTTTGCGGCGGTCTGTTCGCGCTGATACTCCAGCTGGTTCAGCTTGTCGGTGAGCTCGACATTTTTGGCCGTGATGTCAGCCTGATCCATGAAGGTGTTGATCAGGGTCAGCGTCGGGTTGCGGTTGTAATCCTGCTGGATCTTGTCCATCGCCCTGAGGCTGTCTTTCACCTTCGCAATTTGGGAATCGAGATCGGCCAGGTCCTGTTTTTGAGCCTGTAATGATGTCCGGGCATCGGCAGTAGTCGAACGCAGGCCCAGCACCGACATCTGCTGGAGCTTGGTATTTATCTCGTCGAGGTTACTGGCAAAGCCCACCGCCTCCCGGTGTACCTGCTGGGTGTGCTGATACAGGCCGTACATCGCTGCACCGGCACCGATAATAACTCCCGGCCACCCGCCGAGAATGCCCAGCACGCCGCTACCCAGCCGGGACATCACCGAGGCCGTATTAGTGAGGTTATTGACAGCCGAAGCCCGGCCAGCAAGAGCCGTATTAAGCGAAGCCTGCGCGGCGGCAAGATTCCGCTCGGCAACAATCTGCGCCTCAATACTGGTGGCCGCTGCGCGCGCCTGCTGGGCCCGGTAAACCGCCTGGCGGCCAGCTGCAACGCTGACCTGCGCGCCGCGAACCTGAGCCTGTGCCAGTGCAACTTCTGCAGCCGTATTGGCGATCACCGCACGGGTAGACTGGCCCACGCTGCCGACCATATTGCCAAAGTAACGAGCCAGACCTACGCCCACCAGCAGACCGGCGGTGTTGGCCACATCGTCAATGTTCGTGGCCAGTCCATCCAGCACGCCGGATAGCGTGGATGATGCGCCTACGGCATCGTTCGCCCCACCTACCCAGGCAAGGAAAGCGTTCTGCACTTTCTGTGCAGATCCGCTGATAGAGGCCGGGAGAGTTTCGAATTCTTTGCGCAGGATCTCCACGTTGGTCAGCAGCGGGACGATTTTGTTTGTCGTCAGCTCGCCATTGTTGGCCATATTACGCAGACCGCCAACGGTGGTACCCAGTCCGTCCGCCAGCAATTTCGCCAGGCGGCCGCCGTTTTCCATGATGGCGTTAAATTCCTCACCGCGCAGGACACCGGATCCCAGCGCCTGGCTCAGCTGGGTGATCACCGAGCTGGCCTCTTCCGTGCTGGCGCCAGATAATTTCAGGGAAGTAGCAACGGTTTCGGTTACCTTTGCCACGTCTGAAGAAGCATAACCAGCGTCCCTCAGTGACTGGGCGATGCGGCTGTAGAGGTTGCTGTTCGCCTCAAGAGAAGTCCCGGTGCGCTGGCTGATTTCCATCAGTACCCGCTGGGACTGGGCATAATCCTCGCTGGAGGATGACGCCAGGCGAAGGCGACCGTTTAACTGGTTCCATGTATCAGCAAACTGAATCAGCTGATGCGTGGCAAATGCGCCCGCCCATGCCCCGGCAAGTCCGGCAGCAGAGGATCGCACAGTTGCCAGCTGAGAATTAAGGTCAGACAAAGACCGCTGTGTTTCGCGCGTGGCCGCTGCGGCCTTTTTACCGCCCTGCTCCATAGTGCGGTAGTAATCCGTTCCCATGCGGGATGCTCGGGCGATCTCTGACTGGAAAGAGGACGAGTTCGCCGAAATTTTGATTATTAGCTCGCGCAGCGTTGCCATATTTCACCCATAAAAAAACCCGCAGCCGCGGGTGTCAAATGCTGGAGATCCATTCTTCGAGCTCAGAGACGTCAGCGACATCTTCCTGCTCACCCCACTTAAGCATTACTTCAGGGATATTGAATTTCCCACCCTGAGAATTAAGCGTTGCGACGGCGATCTGCGCTGCCTGAGCATCTGTCCGCCAGTCGCCAATCGGGCTGATGCGGTCGAACTCGATCCACATTTTCAGCTCACTCGCGGTGATGGTCTGGCGCAGCTCATGAAGCGTGCGCCCCATCCGGAGCGCCAGCGACATCAGGAAGAAGGTCAGCGGCTGCTTTACGGCTTTCCCGCTTCGTCCTGGCTCATGCCCAGTTTGAGAGCCTGCGCAAGAAGACGAGCGTGAACAGGGCCGTAAATCTCCGATACCTGCGACTTGTCGTCATCGCTGAATACACGATCGCCGTTTTCATCCAGGAGAACGTCGATAAACAGAACCACATCGGCCTCTTTGTTGCGCAGAAACTTCTGTGTCTCTGTCAGTTGAGAGGCTTCTTCGCCTTCCGTTATCTCAGGGTTGACGATCTCGCGGAATTTTACCCAGGCATCGCCGGACGGCTCGCGAAGCGTGACCTTTGCGCCATCCCATTCCGGAACAGGCACCTCTTTTGTGCGGTAGGCTTTCGATGCAGTAAGCGCCACGTTGCGTAGTGAACTCTGTGATGTCTTTTGTGCCATTTCATTCTTCTCTGGTTACAGGATTAGAGGGATTAAAAAGCGGCCGAAGCCGCTCAGGAACCAGACGCAACAATGCGCTTTGGCTTGCCGCGAACACGCAGCGAATAGGTCGCACCAACAACGGAAGACGTTGCCGCAGACCATGAGCTCTGGCGAACTTCCACCAGCACATAAAAACCGTTGCCCGACGGGAAAATCACGCGTAGCGCGCGCAGTTCATCATTTTCATATGCGGTCTGAAGCGCATTCTGCGCGGCTTCGTCGCCAACCCAGTTACGGGTAATGCTCATCTCTGCCGGTGCTGCCAGGCCGTTGGTCTGTTCCTGTTCAGTTGAGCACAGCGTGGTGACGTCGATATCACCTTTCTGGCCGCCGGTGAAGGTGATTTCCTTCGTTGCACAGGCCGCCTCCAGCCAGGTAACGTCGGACTCAGGGAAAGCAGGTGCGATAAAGTCATCTGCGGTTACGGGTGCTGAGGAGACAGCAAAGGTCATCCCCTTCGTGACTTCGTACTTACTGGCCATGATTTCTCCAGATAAAAAAAAGACCGCCGTAGCGGTCTGTGAGGGTGAAAGAGATTAAACGGTTACCTGAAATTCAAGCGTTGCCCGGTGATAACGCAGATCGGGTTCATAACCCGGCGTTTCGACGATGCTTTCTGGTTTCAGAACCTGTAAAGCATCCAGTGCCATATCCCGGATCGTACGTGCTTCAGTAATCGTGCTGGAATAGACATCCACCTGAACCGAAACGGCAGATTCCGCCTGTCCGCAAAGTACGTCAGCGGCAACATCGGTGATGATCGAGAAAATCACCCACGGCGGCGCGACTGACGGCTGCCCATCGCTGCCCAGAGGCGCGACGTAGGGATAAACCTGCCCCCCGGCCAGTGTCTCAAGCAGTGGATAGAGATCGTCTTCCGTCATTTGCTTAATGCCTCGTCGATAGCCTGGTTCATACGCCTCATTGCCACCGCCGTGGCCTGCTCCTGGCGAACATCAAATGCGGGGCGAATGAAAGGGTGCGGCGGCATATTCACGGTACCCATTTCAACGAAGCGCCAGTAGAAAGCATTGCGAGGATTATTCGCCTTCATGGTGTTATCGCTGTTCCCGGTGCGGGGATTGACACCGCGAATATGGACGCCGGAAGATATTTCGCCGCGGCGGCGGCTTTTCTGTGTCACCACCACCACGTTTTTCTTCAGCTTGCCTTTACGGACCGGCGCGCGGGCGATCACCTCTTCTTTCAGGACTTCGGCGCCAGCGCGCGTGGCATCACGCAGAACCTTGTTGTTTTCAGCGCGGCTAAGCGCCTCAAGGTCTTTTGCGATGTCATTCAGGCCGGAAAAATCGAGGTTAGTCTCTATCATTTTTCGGCTCCTGTTTTGCACAGAATTTCCAGACGGGTACCGTTCGGGTTGGCAACAGCGGGGCCGATAATATTGAGCACCTGCCCTTTATACGGACCGCTGAGTACCTCGATACGGGATGAAGCATTCACATCGGGAGTGAAGCGCATCCAGACACGAACCGTTGCCTGCGCCGTTTCGGCACCGCCGGACATCTGCTCTCTGCCGCTGATCCCTTTTACCTCAGCCGGAAGCGGGTTTCCGCCTTTCCATACCTCCACCGGCTGACCAGAAGAGTCACGCGAAGTTGTAAAGCTCAGGATTTTAACCCTGTGCCTGAATCGTCCAGGCTCCATCAGGATCCCTCCTCAGGCTTATTTTTCCCGCGCCAGTTGCGATGAATGAACATCATGCGTTCGGCGGCCTTGTTCTCATAAAGCTGGACCTCGCTTTGTGAGGTTCTGTGCTCAAACATATCCGCGAAGACGAGGAGTACAGCGCCCTTAACCGCCGCCGGGATATCATCTGCATGCTGCCATGCCGGTTCATCACACCAGCTGCAGCAGTAGTCAAAGGCCGCCTGAGCGTACAGCGTGATCAGGTCGTCCCTGTCGTCTTCTTCAAACTCAATCTGCTGCTTGAACAGCCTGAGGCCAATTACCTCCAGAACATCTATCGCCATACGTTAAAAGGGCGGGTTTCCCCGCCCTCCTCCATCATGAGCCGGAAGAGAATGAGCCCTTGATGATTGCCGTCGGGCGATAGTGCGCCAGCGCCAGGCGCTCTTCGCACAGGATGGTCAGCATGTTCTTAACGAAGTTATCACGGTCTTCGCGGCTGACCTCGACGGTAGCATCCATGCGATCCCAGACCTGAGAGGCCATATCGAAACCGCCGACGGTAAAGGTACCGGCCACCTGTGCTTTGGTTGGCACCACCGGCAGGCCCCACATGATGTTGCTGGTGAATGCCTGCGGGCCGCCGAAAATATAGCGGCCTTCGTTATCCTTCAGCAGCGCGATGTTGTGCCAGTCGCGCGGGTTCAGGACGATACCAGACGCGCTGAACTCGGACTCGGTCACCTGGTAAATAGCGTGAGCGATGATGTCTGCGCGGGTGTCGCCGGTTGCATTCAGCGACGTATCGTAGACGGTGGCCACTTTGTTCAGACCTTCCAGGTTATCCCCGCTGCCGTCGCCGTTCAGCAGCTGACCTTCTTCCTTCAGCGCCAGACCGTACATCAGGCGGTTATTGACGTAGGACTGCAGCATCGGGGCATCGTCCATAACCTGGCGCGAAGCCTGCACCCAGTGGGCGATAGTTTTGACGTTAGCTGTCTGCTTGCTGAAGGTGATATCCGATTCAGGCTTGAGCGCCTTTTCAGCGACCACGTTGGCGTTGTTGGTAAACACCTCTTCGCGCACGTATTCCAGTGAGTTGCTGGAAATACGCCCTTGTGCCAGCAGATCGCGAATGGTCAGACGGCGCAGGCCCGGCATGATAATGCCCGGTACCTGCATCGGCTGGATCAGGCTGCCTGCTGATGCTGCATCGCTGCCGAGGGATTTGTTAAAGGTCTTCGCTTCGAAGCTGCCTTTGCTGCCGTTCCAGGACTTCTGCAGCTCTTCAGCTGCACGTTCAGAGAAGGATTTCTTCTCACCCGGATTTTCAGCGCCGGATGCAAACTTCTGCTCCAGATCAAACAGGCGGGTACCGGATTTGGTCAGCTCCTCCTGAACTTTCACCAGATCGTTCTGCAGCTGCTTGGACACCTGGCCGGTGTTTTCGATTTCGGTCTTTTGTGCGTCGAAAAGCTCAGACATTTTCTTCTGAGATTCTTCGATAGCTTTCTGAATTTGAGCGAGTTCTGACATGATTATTTTCCTGAAATAGAAGGGAAGGATTTGATGCTCTGAAGCAGAGCGTTGATTTGTGCTTCGTTTCCGTCGCCCTCGGACTCGCTCCGAATCGCTGACTTAAACCGGGCTATTAACCCAACTGCCTGTGATTTGGTAAGCCCGACTGAATCCCTCAGCCAGTTCTCCACATCACGGATGGTTTCAATGCCATCGACGCTTTTCATGGCTGCCACGCCTGCAAGCTCGTTGGCCGGGAAGGTACAGACGCTGATTTCTCGCAAGATCGGGATATTTTTGAAAATGCGGCCACCGGTACCGATGGAGTAATCATCTTTCGTCACCGAAAAGCCGACCGACATCCCTTCAACGGTGCCATGCTGCATCGCCGCCTTAAGGTCAGTGGCGCCGCTGTGCCCTGGCGTTAACTGACCGCGCACGTAAAGGCCCTTTTCGTCCTCGGCGAGACTGTCCCACTTACCAACCGGCAGCTCCCACGTTTTGTGGTTAAAAAACATCGCAACCTTGCGGGTCTGGCTGGTCAGCGCACTTTTGAATGCGCCAGGCAAAATGATGTCGCCGTCAGAATCGGTGTTGTTAAAAACAGAGGCGTATCCTTCGAAGATCCCCTGCTTTCCGTCACCGGTGAACTTGATTTCTGTCTCGTCGAAAGACAGTGTTTTTACGATCTCAGGCATTACGGCCCCCATAAAAATTAAGCCCCGTCATTGCGGGGCTCTTTGTTGGTTCCTAAATCGGTGATCGGCACGTACTGCGACTGGCGCATTGCCACATCGCCGCCCGGCAGTGGCGGGAGGTTGTCAGTTCGTCGCATCTCGTTGATGGTGCGAAGCCCCGCCTCGCCCATCGCCTTCATAAAGGCTGCGCGGGAAGCAGAATCGCCCCTCAGCAGGCCGTCGAGATTGTGCTCAGCGTGAATGCGGCCAACGTCCTTTGCCGGAATTAGCCATCGCTGGATGCTGTTTTCCCAGCGCGAGATATAGGGCTGCAGTGTGTACTGCAGGAAGCCAAGATTCTGCTGCTCGATGCCGGAACCCCAGCTCGTTGACTTCTCAACGTCGCCGACAAGGTGAGGCGGCACGCCAAAGAACCGGGCCAGCTCGCTGACCTGAAATTTTCGGGACGCCATCATTTCGGAATCCTGAGGCGTTACACCAATTGGTGAGGTGGTAAAGCCCGCCTCCAGGATCCAGAGCCTTTTTTTAACCGGGCCGCCGGCGATCTCTTTGAAGTTCTCTTCAAGCTGATCGCGCTGGGGTTCGGTGAGAACTCTGTCGCCGGTTGAGAGGATTTGCGGAGATTTGGCACCGTTGGCGTAAAAATCCCGCTGCTGATCTTCCATTGCCACCGCGACACCTGCCGATTTGCAGGCAAACGCGATGGGAGACAGGCCGACCAGCCCGTTAAATCCGAAACCCTTAAGGTGGAAAATCTCTTTCTGAGAAAAATCGGCGTACTCGCTATCACGCTTATAGCGATAAACCAATCTTTTACCGACCAGTTTCACATCCATATTGGCTGACTGAAGCGGTAGCAGGCTGATCACGTCACCCACGCTGTTGCGCTCCACCAGGGCATAAGCGTTACCGTAAAAACAGAGCTGCATCGTCATGGCCTCCCTGAATTCCTGGGCGGTCATGTACTGATTAGGCGAATAACGAAGCAGGCGGGCCATCGGGTTGCTCATATCAACCTTGCTCCGGTTGTCGTTCTGGTCAGTTTCAAAGACATCCAGCGGAAGGCATGAGGTGAGGGTTGAAATCAGGCTAACGCAGCGCCACACGGTAGAGATTTGCAGGACTCGTTCATCATTTACCGATGAATCGCCCAGGTGTCCGTGGGCCGAGACGGGACCCGTCTGCGATCCCTGATTCGGGGTGACTAGTTGGCCGCCGACAAACCAGGACTGCAGCCTTGCCCACCAGCCGTTATTGGTTCGCAAGTCAATTGTGTATTTAGGTTCTTCCATCACATGCTCAGCGGTCGGAAAATGAAGTCATCGAAGTCACCACCCGGTTCGGTAACTTCCCCATTGGCGGCACCGACGGACATTGTCATTGCGACCATGCCATCGATACGGCCTGTAGCTTTGGATTTGTCGAGCTTGCGGTTACCGGCGGCATCTTTCACCACCACCGCATTCACGGCGCACATCGTTAATACCGGATGCATGCCATGCCTTACACGCCCGTTAAGCATCAGAGATTCGAGGGTGTCTACAGCCGGGCCCATGTCCTTAAAGCCCTGGCCGAACTCAACCAGAGGAAGGCTCAGCCCAATGGCGTCTGCATCTTTCCTGAACTGGTCAATGCGCCACCGGTCGAAGGCCATCGAGGTAAGATCAAAGTCGCCAATAATTTCGGCGATGTCCGCGACCACGAAGGAATAATCCACGGATGCGCCAGGGGTGGTGCGAAGAAGGCCCTCTCTCACCCACACGTCATACGGGGCGCGATCTGTTTTTGTACGCTCTTCGAGTGTCTTTTGGGGTGTCCAGAAGAAGGGGAAGATATCCCAGATGCCATCATCGGCTTCACCAGCAATAACAAGCGCCGTTAAGTCGTTCCTCGCTGACAGATCCAGCCCCGCATACCATTTCCTCGGCGTGCTGAGAGGGATTCCGCCGCATAGCTCCCACACGTTACGGGATATGAACGGGGATACCGTAGACACGCGCTGGTTCAGGTTCAGGTTGCGAAAAGTGTTCTCAAAGCTGGGCATTCGCCCGGCCTTTTCTGCCTGGCGGGCCATGTCTTTTTCGGACCTGAATGTTCCAAGCGCCGGGTTCGCAGCTAGCCAGGATTCACGCTTACTGATATCCGCCTCTTTTGGCGCTTCGTAAACGTGGCAAACGATGTGCGGATCCTTCGACTTCATCGCATCGTCAATCCAGATACTCAGCAGATCCGCATCGTTCGCCGCCTGCGTGCTGATAACAATCAGCAGCGGATTTTCGTGCGCGCCCTGAGCGGTAGTGATTGCGTCGATAAAATCATCCTGCGGTCCTCTTACCTGTCCTGTTTCATCCAGAATGGCCAGAATAGGCGAGAGGCCGTGGGTGGTTTTACCCTCAGCAGATAACGCCTTGTATTCAACATTGCAGGGCAGCCCGATTAGCTTTTTGCCGCTGGGCGTGATGTGCACTATCTCCTGAAGCTTAGGATTCAGGTTAACCATCTTCACTGCCAGGTTGAAAACAATGGCTGCCTGCTCGCGGCTTAGAGCACCACTGACGATCTGCGTGTTTTGTACTGCTTCCGGTCCCACAAGGTGAGCCAGCAGGATCCCGGCAATCAGCCCCGTCTTCCCGTTCTTTCGGGCAATACTGAGTATCGCCATATCGGTACCGGCGGGGTTGTCGTAAACCCTCAGGATGAATTCTTTCTGAAAAGGGTCCAACCGCATTGGCTGGCCGATAAGCTTGCCTTCCGGCACGATGCAAAAGCGCTCGATGAACGCTATTACACGCTCACCTCGCGTCATAGTGTTTTATCCGTGTTTGGGAAAAGCGATAAGGTTGTCGTCCTGGTCCTGATGTTCAGCTCGGGTATCGCGGGCTTCACGATCATTCTGGTTACGTTTCTTCTGGTCGCGGCTTTCGCCGTTGGTGGCGTGGGAGTGGATCTGGAGGTCACGACGCTGAGCCAGAATAGTGCGCTGCAGCTCTAAGATTTGCTTGCGCAGATCTTTGATCAGGCCTTCATCCCGCTCTTCACCACGGGTGCGCTCTTCTTTGCGTAAATCCTTGCGTAAAACGGTGATGTAGAGCTGGTTATTTGCCAGTTCTACAGCCGCGAGGAGGTCTGCAGGCGTCCAGCTGTTCAGGGCTTTAGATCTGATATTGTCATGCCAGAAAGGCTCGGCTTTTTTTTCCAAGCCCGCATGGGACGGTGGATCGATGGTGTCCACTGCTGCATTTTTCATGGCCTGAATCGCCGCAGCCGAGCTGTCAGAGCGGGTTCGTTTGTCTGCCATATGTCAACACCTTAAAACTAAAAAATCGGGTTAGCGTTAAAATCAAACTTTGGCGGCGGTCATTTGGGGCAAAGGCTTTGAAGATTTGATCCCCCCCTGCCCTTGATGGGATTAACTCCTATTTGAAATGATTGCATTTGGAATTATTTCACATGGTGCGAATCCGCATCACACCGCCGGGCTATGCGGACTGTTTGTCTACCTGCAAAAGGGATTGCTCGCTCTTCCCATGATCGGGCCACACATGCCCTGAGACGGTCAGTGTCGGCACGTCCTCGCCTACGGTGTGTGAGAACTGGATCGAGGTCACGTGCTTCATCTCCACGCCATCAATAACCAGCTGAACAAATTTGCCGTCACGGTACTGAATGCTCAGGTCTTTCATTACGTGCTCCAGTGAGACGCCGGATCAAGCGGGTAACCGTTAGCATCACAGCCGATTACAGTGCCGCTCTTCTCCATTCTCTGTTTGGTTGAATCGTGATGGGCTTTGCACATCGGCTGCCAGTTCTCTTTACTCCAGAACAGGTGCTGTGCTTTCGAGATGGCCAGCGCGTTACCAGACTTAAGCGCATCTTTAAGTTTGTGGGGTTCGATGTGGTCAACTACCGTTGCCGCTGTTATGCGTCCCTGCTGCTCGCACATCACACATAGCGGGTGCTGCTGCAGGAAGCGCAGGCGGGCTTTATCCCAGCGGCTGCCGTATATGCGGGGCTCTTTACTCATGCAAGCCTCCATGCCCGGCGCCGCTCAGTCCTCGGCTCATTGTCAGGGTGACGCTCAACCGTGGGCAGGTCGGCATGATCCACCAGCGAATAACACGGATAAACTACCCGGCCGCCGTAAGCCTGCCCGACAGCGTAATCAGCTGCCAGGGTGGCATCCCATGCGCCCAGCATTTGCTTTAGCTTTTCCTGCGGCAGACTGTAGCAAACGCCGTGTATCAGTTTACTCAGCACGATGTGATCACCACATACGCGATCCGCATCCACCAGCATTCCGGCAATCTCTTTCTGATACTGCGGCGGCCTACCGGTTCCGAGATAAAAGCTGATCATGTCGTCAGGGAAACGGGCCAGCCATTCAGCCACCAGCGGCACGAACCAGCGTACCGGAAGCGCATCGTCTTCCAGCACCACTACCCGGCAGGATTGTTCGGCAGCCCACTCAAGCGCGCGACGATGATTCCAGTTCGCGCCGTGACTCTCTTCATCGATAAGAAGGTGAGCTCCCAGCTTAAACGCCAGTCTCTCAGCGCGTGCTCGCCGGGCATGATGGCCGACCACAACGAATTTAACTTCCACCATCTTTGCCTCCCGTGCGGGGTATGCAGGTGCTACAGATTTTGAAAGGGCGCCGGACGAATCTGCCACAACGGTGACATCCACCAGCACCAGGTGAATTACGTGGCGCAAAGATGATGAGCACGATTGCTACTACCACCAAAATGATAAAAAACTTAGTACCCATTCAGTCCTCACTTATGCCGCCACCAGGCGTTCTCCTTGCCGATGCCATTTGTTTTGAAGATGGTATGCACCTTAGGGCCGGTAACGATTCGATCACCAAAAGACTTTGCGGCCATACCGAAGGCGCCCATGTCCACCAGGGTGGCCGGTGCGTGCTCCATTCTCCAGTAGCGGTGGCTTTCAATCAGGTAGTGCTGCCGGATGATGCGGTGGGCAAACTCCATAACGTCTTCACGGCTGCCGCCAAGCAGGCCAGCGTTAAGGAGTGGCTCATCCCGATGCAGTTCAATGAACTCGCTATACGCTTTGCCGTGGTGGTTTGCCTTCATCCATTCGTCGGCATAGGTTTTGTGCTCAGAGCCAACGTAGATTTTACCCGCCTCCATTTCCGCCCAGGGCTCTCGCAGCATCTCAACGTCGGTACCATCGGTACACCAGACGAGATGATATTCAGGATGCGCCCGAAGGTGCTGATAGATGTGAAGCCAGCGCGCAAAGTACGGACTCATGCTCAGGGCGGTTACTTCGTGCAGGTCAGCCCCGCAAGGTGGCTCTTTCAGTTCGTCAGCCAGCACAACCGGCAGCGCGCCGGATATTGAGCTTGCCCACGGCTGGAGAACCTCCCGATCGGGTTTCATCTTCCCGCTGCGCTGCGGGTCAGGCTGGTTCGTCAGCAAGGTAGTGATCACCGTATTCGGATTGCTGCTGTAAGAAGCAATGCCGGTATAGCCGCTATCACGCCGGGAATTGAAGATAACCACGTTACGTTTCACCAGCGCCTCACGATCGGGACGAGGTACCGAGCGGGTAACCTGCTCATGCTCATCCAGTGAATAAATCAGCTTTTCTGAACCGGTAACGTCAGCAAACGCCCAGGTCGAAAGCCCAGCGTTGTGAATACGCAGCGCCAGATCCGGATGCTCATACATTCCGCGACCGTAGACCGTATCAAATCCGCCAACCTTCTCTATTGCGCTGCGGTGGTAGTACAGCATTACGCCGCGCTGGCCTGTGTAGGCGATGTGCTTATCATCCCGGTACAGGACCGCCATATCGTTGAGCTTGTTACGGCCAGCCAGATCGAGAAATTGATAAGCGAGGTGCGGCTCTGGCGATTCGATATAGGGCTGCTGCCAGTTATCTGAGATCGGCCAGGCATCATCATCCCACAGGAACAGGTGCTCGCACCCGGCAGCTATCAGCGCGCTTAAACTCACGTTCTTCGAAGCAACAATACCTAGCGATGTTTCATGGCGAAGCAGCTGCACGCCGTCAGGCACTACCGCTTCAGGTTTTGAACCATCATCGATAACAACCACCAGCGCGCCAGCAGGTATGTGCTTCATGTGCTGCTCAATGGCTTGCTTCAGAACGTCAGGGCGATTGTGCGTAGTGATCGCAATGCCGATTCGCGACGATTGCTGGTGGGCGGGGACATACTGTATGCCGTCAATATTGACCTGCATAAGTAACCCCTTAGTACCCACGAGCACGATGAAGCAGACCGCCAGGCTTTACCGCGTTGCGAATGGCGTTCGTTGCGGCCTGTTCAATAGCCTGCTGCGTGGTGACAAGTGCCGAAGCCTGCAGCGACTTAAACAGATCGCTCTCGCGTACGGCATCAACAACAGCTTCGCGCATATCGTCAGAGAGGCGGGTCTTCATCTCTCCTGCTGAAATGACCGCGTCTTTCAAGTACACAATGCTGCTTCTTTTTACCTCAAACTTTTCAGCCTTGAACTCCACCAGCTTTTGCTCTTCTGACGGGTTAATCCGCCCCATGCGCACTCTGACCGTACCGCCTTCACCATAGACTGTTAGCTCACCACCGGAGATATCCCCTCGTCCGTGTTTTTTGGTGCGCTTATCCTTAACGGCCAGCAGGCCGGGGAAGTATTCAGGGTAACCGGTAACCTTGATGCGGCGGCCTTTGAGATTGTACTCAGCAGAGCCAGCAGGGCTTTTGATGATCATGCCGTTGTCGGTCAGGACGACACGCATGCCAAGCATCGCCTGCTGCGGCGATAAGTATTTCATTCGGGTTTCCTTTTAGATGTGAGCCTGTCGCACGGGACAGCCGCCCGAGAGAAGCGGATCCCCAGGCTCACGGCTGAAAGACTCTCTGTGGTGCGCGTGCGAGGCGCATAAAAAAGCCACCAGCAGACGCCAGTGGCTTGAATGGGTTGTGGTGTACGTATTGGCTCGGGTGTGCCGATCTAAGTCGGATAGCCATCGTAAAGGTGCGCTCGCCTTTTCCTGCTTATTTGACGATTAACACGCACACCACAATTCGTCATTATCACAGGCACTCAGTGAATGCCTGCTGTAATGCCTTTGCAGTCGGCCTTACTTCGGCCAGCTGATAAAGAACATAAAGCCGATGAATGCGAACAGCAGGCCAGCGGCTCCAGCAATAACGATTAGAGACCAAACAAGAATGGTCCCGATAGTAGCAATCATCTCATGATCCTTGCCGTTGATGGGCCAGTTTCGCGACGCTTCACAGCGTGGCTAACCGTGTTATGCAGAGTGGAGAACATCATCAGTCGCTCTGCTAGAGAGCGCCTTGTGCTGCTTACTTAACTGTTTCGATGGTCGCACCGTTGGAGTTCATGACGTAGAGCCGATCACCACGGTAGAGGAACTGGTAACCAATACCACCTTCTTCAGGAATACCAGGGAAAGCGGCAGAATTGAGAGAGGAGCAGATCACGGCAATACAATCAGCTCGGTTTACCCCTTCTCTTTCCACCCACACGGTATCTTCAGGCTGAAGCTCTTCGGTCATTTCCTCATCGCTGAAGGTCGAAAATACCTGCTCGATGATGCATGGTGATTTAAGCCCAATCGCGTCAGCAGCTTCAAAAGCCTGCGCCCACTGAACCGATCCCGGCCTGCCAATATTTACTTCTTTAATTTCGTAAAGAGAAGTCGCGTTATCTACGATCTGCTTAACAGTAAACATTCTTCTTTTCCTTCTTCTGGTTACAAAAAAGCCCCGCTGATGCGAGGCTTGGTTAATTCAGGCACTGCGTTTTGATGTAATCCTGCAGGTATCCGACCTGCTGCGTTACTGTGGCGATCCGCTCGCTGAGGGTGAAATAATCCCGTTGAGCGGACTCTGTAAGTCGGGGGCCGGTAGCATCGCCCAGGCTGCCGGTGCTGGCCTCTCCGTTCGTGGGGCATTCTGCATTGAGCCGCAGCCGCTTACGGCCAGCAGCAACATCACGCTCAAGCTGATCGATAGTTTCCTGAGCATCTGCCAGTTCTCCGGTGTATTTGGCATCAAGTGCGGCGACGTCACGCTGCCGCGTCTGCATGTCGGTGATAGTCTCGTTCGCCAGCTGCAGGCTATGCTCGGCGGCGTCCGCGCGTTGCTGCTCGTCGGCAATCTTGCCGGTAAGGTGCCAGACAACCAGCAAAGAGAGCAGTAATTCGCCCAGCAGCAGTAGTACCACCCGGCTAAATCTCATATTTGCTCTCCGCCAGACACATGCTGCGCTCCATCTCACGCCGGTTCTGGAGGCCTTTCCACTTCATGCCACCAGCGTAAACCCAGCGCCGCATCTCCTCGCATGCTCCGGCATGATCGCCTTTGTTCAGCTTGCGCAGCAGCGTGGACTTCGAGAAAGCGTCAGAGCCAACGTTAAACACGAAGCTGTATAAAGCGGCGCGCTGATACTCGTTTAGCGGGGCTTTGACCAGACTATCAACCGTCTTCTTGGCCGGCTGCAGGTCTTTCCAAAGCAGCTGGTCGCACTCGCGATCGGTGTACTTCTTCCCTCTGACGATATCCCGGCCTGTATGACCATCGCAGACGGTCCACACCCCGGCGACGTCACGGTATGCTTCGTACTTACGCCCCTCTACGCCGTCCTGGCCGCCGAGGAATACCGTGGCGATCGCCAGCGCACCAGCACCAGCCACGCCGATCAGTTTGTTACGTAACGAAAATGAGATCGCCATTAGTCCTCCGCAATATCAACCGGTCGGGTGGGCCAGCTCTTCAGCGCCTGGATCTGCGCCAGCGTGGTCTTGCGCTTGTAGTACCAGTTGATGCCAAACGTCAGGATTGCCACAACGATCCCGATAATTACCCCCAGAGCGCTCCACTCATCGGGGCTTAACCGGGTTAGCAGTCCATTGGCTACCGTCCCGGCTGATGCGCCATAAGCTGCGCCAGTAGCCAATTTGCTCATATTGTGCATATCTCTCACCTCCGATTAAACCGGGGCGTTCTTATTGTAAAAAACGTGATATAAACAAGTTGAGTTTTATCACGGCCAAGCAGATATTAGTTCCTTCATACTAAAAATGGCTTATGCGATCGTCATTTAGGGTCGACAAGCTAAATTATTAACAAAAATCAAACTTAGAACCTTAGAAAACAAAAGATCTCATGGAGAAAAAATGCAGATAAGCCCAAAAGTTGATTCCGTAACTTCTTTTCTTTCTCTCGTATTCAACCGAGAATCACCAAAACATATAAGGTGCTATAGAGGGCAATCTTCAAAAAGCTGGGCATTAAAGCCTTCCGTTATGCGAGGCTTACGTAAAGATGCCGAAAAGCAAATTTTTAGTGAATTGATGACGGAGGCGCCCGGAGAATTTAGTGGAGACCGCTTGATGTTCGATAAGCTTGTCCGAGCCCAACATTACGGGCTGCCTACGCGCCTTCTTGATGTTTCATTAAACCCTCTAGTTGCACTTTATTTTGCTTGCGATGAAAAAGAACACCACGAAACTGACGGAGTTGTTCAACTTTTAGACTTTACAGATGAGAGAGTTCGTTTTGCTGATAGTGATACTGTAAGTCTTATATGCAATCTAGCTCGCTTGTCCGATTTAGAGAAAAATGAAATAGTCCAATTTATTAAAAATAACACACCCTTTGCCGAACCAGATAAAGTTAAATTCAGGACGCTAGAAGCAATGAAGCGTTTAACTCAATTCATTCGTGCAGAAAAACCATATTTTACAGACAATGCAAACCACGGCGACCTATTAAAATACTTCTTTGTCCATCCAGCAAAAAATAATCGTAGAGTTATAGCTCAATCAGGTGCATTTGTAGCTGCTGGTCTCCTTAAATACGAGTCCGCAGGCAAAAACGGGAAAGGTTTTGCATTGAGCAGAATAGTTATACCAGCAAGTGCAAAAAAAACAATTCTTGAGCAATTGGACGTGCTGAATATTAACTCCAGAACTATGTTCCCTGAGGTGGAGTTTGCATCGAGATACATAAAGCGCAAATGGGAAATGCGTGAAAAATCATAATTAAAAATAAGAGCCGGATCGCTGTTCTTTCGGCTCTACATAATCATTGATCATTAATAAATTTAATTTCCATTGAAGTCTGAATAAAGCGATCTTTATCAAGCTCACCTCTTATAGCTCTGCGTTCCAATTCCAAAGTAGCTTTGATAGTGGAGCCAGATCCCATAAAGAAATCAGCAACAAGATCGCAGGGCCTGCTGCTGGCGTTGATAATCTGCTGCAACATACCCTGTGGTTTTTCGCACGGGTGTTTACCCGGATAAAACGGCACTGGCTTATGAGTCCATACGTCGGTATTAGGAGCAGTAGCTGTTACGAAGAAATGTCGCAAAAAAAACCACTCGGCGGCGGTTTGGGTTCGTGTAGGCTTCAACGACACATTTCAGCTTTCGCTTTCATATAAGCCTGGTTAGCCAGATCTGCAGTTTTGAAACTACCGAGATCTTTACGTTGTCCGTTAACGGTGATAGCCGAACGCCATACACCATGAGCCTTACACCAGTTGGCTCCAATCAGCTTAGACTTCGCCCCTTTTCGGGCTTTGTGCCTGTTCTGCTGATTAACAAACTGGGTAACAACACGTAAGTTACTCCATCGATTATCTTTGGGATTACCATTGATATGATCAACACACTTATCATCTGGCGGCAACGCGCCATCCATATACAAAAATGCCAAACGATGAGCGAAGATTAATTTCTTATCGATCATTATCTGAACATAGCCGTGGGTGTCCGCGTTCCCAGCTATTTTACCAGGCGAAGACCGTGAACCAGTACGCTTGATCCAAACAAATAAACCAGTCAAAGGGTCATAATTCAGAACCTCTCTCAGGCGTTCTTGAGTGATGCTCATGATGTGCGTTTACCTTACTTTGAAATGAACCTTTGCCGCACAGGAAATCAGCCCGTCGAGGCTCGCCAGCACTAACTGACTTCCTCAAAGGCTCATTCCAAAAGGATTGGTTCGACGTGATGAATGCGCGGGCGGTGCGCGGGAAATGCGGATATAAAAAAGCCCGCAACATGGCGAGCTTTTTGGAGTTAATTATCTGTAGGCGATATACTCCATAATTTGAAGCTTACACGACAACTTCGGACAAAATCAAGCTTTCTGTTGTCAGAATGCTAAATTTTGTTGTTATCTTCACGAAAAGATGTCGCAGCCTGAAATTCTCTGTCGGCCCTTCCTTCTTCCTGGTGACAAATGCCCACCAGCACCTCAAGAAAGGGCTTCCAGTTGCGAGTCCATGTCCTAACATGCAGATCCGGCAGGCGCATCAGAATCGCTTTGTGCGCAGCTGTCGAGGGTACAGACGAGTAGCCATTTCCAGAACAGCGCTCGCAGGTTTTGAAAACCGGCGCGCCCCTGTCCGCTGTAGCTTTGCGATCGAGCACTTCGCCTTTCCCGCCACAGCGGCACCGGGCGTGGATCACGCCCTTTCCTTCACATGCATTACACACGGCGGGAATAATTTCTGACACCTCCGTCCATTTTTCCCAGTCTGATGGACGCACAGCTCGAGATTGTCTAGCCCAGTACGGTGCCTTACCCCACGGATAAGATACTTTACGAGTAGTTTGTTTGAGAGTGATTCGACCGCTACCGTCGCAGCTGTGACACGTCACGCTGGTGGCCGCCGAGCGGGCGTACTCAGCGAAGGCAAATTGCGCCAGCAGCTGCATGCACCAGCCGAACTCGCCACCAGCTGCTTTGCGCACATTCTTCGGGGCTGCTTCCATCGCGTGCCGCGCGAGTGCCTGAACCGCCAGCTGCTCATCCGTTTTGCTGATCCCGGCCTTGCCGAAGTATGCCGCCAGACCGAACCGGGCGCGGCTGCTGGTGGTGCCGATAGCTGCCATGATATCTGTGCCGGTGATGCGATCCGGCGAAGTGCCCTTCACACTGTCGCTGATGTGCATGCCCTGGGGGCTGAAGTGTTTGAGTGATGCTTCCAGCTTCATTCTTCACACTCCCCTACCAGATTGAGGATGATCGCCGCGCCGCCATTTTCCATATATTCGGTTCTCTCGTTCGCCAGCAGCCAGATGCAGACCTCAACAGCTTCAGCTCGTGTTACCGGCTTGATAGAGGAGAGCAATTTCTCCAGGTAGTTTTCACGGTCATAAACAGCATTGGAGTGCCCCGAGTAGCCATATTCGTTTCCCAGCTCACGGGCTGCGCAATCACGCTCACGATAAAGCCAGTCCCAGTAAACCAGTTCGCGAACCACATCAGAAAGTGTGTGGGGCTCCGGCAAAACGTCACAGTAACCGCCCACCAGCGCGCGCCGCTGATCGTCAATTTCAACAATGCGATGACCGCTAATGTGCCCGGCTTCCATTTCTTCGGCAGACCAGCCGAAGTCGTACCCTTTTGCGTATTTCGGCGATGTTTTGATGATCCGTTCTGCCTCCACATCTTCCAGCGCCGCTTCGTAGCTGCCGAACGTAGCGCGGACTCCTGCCGCCTTCTTGATGTTCTCCCGTGCGATCTCGATAGCCCGCGCCGGGTCATCCATCCCGATAGTGCCGAACGCAGCCACGAACGGATCAACACGGTTAGCCAGCAGGTAGCGGGAATATCGCTTCTCGGCCTCCTTCGGTGTGATCGTAATTTTCTCCAGCGCGGCTTCGGCTGCGTCCAGGTGTGCTGGTTCGTTCAACCGGATGACCTCCAGCACCCAGAGGTAGGCGTCTGTCTGCTTATCGCCGGTAATTTTCCGTTGCTCAGGCAGTGGCTTGATGTTCGCCAGTGTGGTGCTGTGCGCTGCCGTCGGGATGGTAAAAAGTGCTTTATGTTCAATGTTGTCTGTACGCATTACGCCGCCGCCTTTTTCTTGTAAAAAACCAGTTCACGAACCTGATCGCCGTTCATGAGCATGTCGTTGAAGTCCCCGTTATCGGGGTAGTAAATGCTGATTCTTTCCAGGTCGTTTTTTGCGAGCAGATTGGCATGCGCGCATTCCATCGCAGCTGCTAATCCCGTCGCGCTGTTAATGTCACGATCTGCAAAGATGATGAAATTCTTCACGCCTGCCGGCACACGGAATTTCTTCATAAAATTGGCTGTCATGGTGGCCCAAGTGTTCACCTTATAAATCTGGTGCGCAGACAATGCCGTTTCGATGCCTTCGGCGATGCCAAGCGTGCTGGCCACCGGGAACATGCGGATAGCCACTGAGCGGGCATGATCCAGATAACTTTCTTCCTGTAAGGAATTCTGGCGCTTAGCCCCGGATGAATCCTTCAGCTGAGCTTTTCGGTTACCATCAAGCAAGGTTCTGTGGAGATAGCAAAGCTCGCCTTTATCGTCTGTTGCGAGTGAATACAGTGACTGGAAAACCCTGCCGCCGTAGCGCTCCTTGTCGTTGAACCTGACAGCCTCTTGCGGAAGCTGGTAAATGCCGCGTGCGTTCAGGTACTGGGCGCCGGAAGTGCCACGCAGAGCGGTAAGCTTCGAGAACTTGCTGAGCACCCTGTTACGCAGACTGCCTGCGCTGCTGGTGGCTGGTATCTTCAACCGAGTAAAGGTGTTGCCAATGAGCTGGTCGATTTCCCTGCAGATCTCGTTAAAAGGTTTGCCCTGGGTGGTGGTCACCAGCTTCATACCGTCGCCGCTGCCGCACGTACAGATCCAGGTGCCCGTTCCATCACGATCATCAATGCGGAATTTGCCAATTGAGTCGCATACCGGGCATTTCCCCTTAAAGTGGTTTTTCCCGGTGATCGGTGGCAGGCCGTAATGCTCTAAAATCTTTGCCCACTGGCCCTTTGCTGCTTCTGCCGTCTTCATACTCGTTTCCCTAACTGCTGTCTGATATCACTTACGATCTTTTGCGCCTTTTGCAGCGCCACCGGGTTCGGCTGGGTTTCCTGCTGGGGTTGCTGCTTTTCTCGCTGTTTGGCAAAGGCGATCTGTTTATGCTTGATGAAGTTCGAAACCGTGGGGGTAATATCCATCGGATAGTCGCTTAGTCCGCGTGGCCACTCCCCGAAACGCTCATGGAACGTGTGCTTACACCAGCCGTCGCTTACCGGCTTTTTACCCAGAGATTCGCGCTGCTTCTGGTAAAACTTGATCTGACTCCACCAGGCTTGCTTCTCGGCCTTCGTGGGCTGCGGCTTGTCCTTACCCAACTTTTTGAGCTTGCGCCCGGTGTCGGTTTCGATGTCCTCGCCTGCCAGCGGCTTATGTCCGCATTTCGGGCAGACGTAGACGCCAGCCGGTTTCATGTAATGGCATTGCGAGCATTCGTGCGGTAGCTTCTCTTCGCGTTCCTCAGCTGCGCGGCGGGCACTTTCTTCCATCCCATCAGATTTACCGGGGAGATCGTCATACTCGATAGAATCCGGATAGCCCAGGCGGTGAACGGTGCCGCTGTGATCAAAGATGAGGCAGGACTCTTTTCCCGGCGCGGTGCGCAGGCCGCGTCCCAGCGCCTGCAGCCAGCGAATTTCGCTTTTGGTTGGCCTGGCGTAGATGATGCAGCGAACGTCGCTGTCGAACCCGGCCACCAGCACGCCCACGCTGACGATGATTTTCGTGGCACCTGTTTCGAAGCGGTGGATGATGGTCTGGCGTTCATCGATCGGGGTATCAGCGGTCATTACCTCGGCATTTACGCCAGCCTGATTAAACTGGATGGTAAGGAAATTGGCATGGGCTACATTCACGCAGAACGCGATCGTCGGCAGGTCATGACCATTCTCCAGCCAGTTCTGGACGATATCGCCGACCAGCGTCGAGCCGCACATGATCTCGGCCAGCTGGGCTTCGTTATAGTCGGTACCGAACTCCATTGTTGGGACTGATTTCACGCCTTTCAGATCCGGCTTAGTGGGCGCGTAAAACTCGTATTTACTCAAATCACCGCGCTGGATCAGCTCGCCGATAGTGGTCGGTTTGATGAGCCGGTCATAGTAATTACCCAGGAACGGGGAGAATGGTGTGCCCGACAAACCAATGACCTTCACCCCTCTGGCGCGCAGCCGTTCAATGTCCTCCAGGATGCGTTTTTTACGCAGGTGCGCTTCGTCGATAATCAGCAGATCGATGTCTTCCGGGAAAACGCGACGGATCAGCGTGTCAGCACTGGCAATCTGGATTTTAAGAGAGGGATCGTGATTCGGATGATCCGCCCAGATATAGCCAATCTCATCACCCGGCAAGCCATATTCCACAAAGCGGCTGGCTGTCTGCTCAATCAAAATGGTGTACGGCGCACAGAACAGAACACGCATACCACGGCTGACGAACCCGGCAACGATGAAGGCAGCCAGCCCTGTTTTACCGCTACCGGTTGGCGAGTACACCATGAAGGTGTCGTGTGCCTTCCAGTCACGGCGCAACATGTTGAGCGCGCGATCCTGTGCAAAGTTCGGTGTGATAGTCAGCTGCATTGTGCTGCCCCCGCGGTAATGAGATAATGATTTTGTGATGTGGTGTTCATGGATACCTCCTCACATGGCTGGCAGCCTCCCCTAAGGTTGCCAGCCTCCCTTCTGAATCAGCTCCCCTGAAATTCACTCTTCCAGGAAGAACCTTCATCAATTCTCTGCGCCCTCAGCTTGTGTACTACCTTGCTGGTACTGGCGGCTTTTTGGTTTAGCCCTTAAGACCGGGATCTACCTAACCTATGGATCTCTCCTGTTGGAAAAGGCCCTATTCCTACCCCTGCACCCAATCCCCCCTTACCCCCCTTTCCCTCTTCCCCATAAAAAACGTACTATTTCACTAGTACATATGAGGAATCGTGTAAGACGTTTTTCAACCTGAACAGGCACCTTTAAGCCTGATCTGTACGGGTACCTTTAAACCCGAAACTATCAGGAGTGCTGTTTCGCTCCTGCCAGGGGTGGTTCGGCGGTATATCCCTGCAATGCCCTGCCCTGGTTCTTCACAAAAAGACGGAGCCGGGTGTTTGCCTCATGCCTGGCCCGGTTCTCCTTTCGGAAACTTACGGGCTCAGCGTCTAAGGCTTCCAGGTAAACCGCTGCATACCGTTGAACTGCTTTTTGCCTAGCCGTTGGTGTTAGGTTCAGCAGCTGCTGCTTAATCCACTCTGAATCTGCCTGGCTAAACCTTTCAGGCATAACCAGGCCATCATTACGGATGATTTCCATCAGCACAGAACCTTTCGGGATAGAGGATCTGGATCTCGGTTAATTCCGCGCTGAACAATCTGGCCAGCTTCTCTGCAACTTCAGGAGATGGCCTCTGTATACCTCGCTCCATTCGACTAAGATTACCGGGGTCGCACTTGATGGATGATGCAACCTCCTGAATGGTCATCTTTGCTTTGAGGCGAGCTTTGCGTAGTGGTGTAGTTAACATGCGCATTACTCCATATGTGTTTCAGACATAATATGCGCATAAAACATATTATGCAAGCTAGGTTGTGTAAGGCGCAGAATTATGTATAAAATACAAATTAAATAACATTTGGCGGGGATGCTGTTATGAACGTAGGGCAACGCATTAGAGAGCTGCGAAAAGCAAAAAAAATGACAATCAATCAGCTGGCCACCCTGACTGACTGGGATGTGGGTAACATCTCACGGCTAGAACGCGGCATGCAGGGCTATAGTGAAGCCAGCCTCAAAAAAATTGCTAAAGCATTAGAGGTTCCGTTATCAGAGCTATTCTCTTTCCCGGACAAAAACGATACTGTAGATAAATACAGTATTGATTCACTTCCGTCGGAAAGGAGAAGTGACGTGTATCGAGTTGATGTAATGGATGTTTCGGCAAGCGCGGGCACAGGAAACTCAGTCAAGGACTTTATCGAAGTCGTAAGCTCAATAGAGTACGTGACAGAAGAGGCCAGAAACCTCTTTGGGCATCGACCAGCGAATCAGGTCAAGCTCATTAACGTTCGCGGCGATAGCATGCAGGGAACAATCGAGCCTGGAGATCTAATTTTCGTTGATGTAGCCGTGAATCACTTTGACGGTGATGGGATCTATGTTTTTAATTTTAGCGGCGATCTCTTCGTTAAACGCCTCCAAAAAATCAAAAGCCAATTACACGTGCTGTCCGACAATCCCCAGTACAGAGAATGGCTGATTAACGATGAAGAGATGGACATGCTTCATGTTTGCGGAAAGGTACTACTAAGCCAATCTCAGCAATTCCGCCGCCACGCATAACAGCTGATCCCCGACACTTGAAAGAGCCTAACGGCTCTTTTTTTGTGCCTAAAACAAACTTTTTAATGACCAAAAAACAGATGGTTAGCACTTTTGTATGTTTTTAAAACATAAATATGTTTGACAGACATTTTTGGCGATCGTATGCTTATTTCATCGCTAAACAGTGGAGCCAGAAAATGACCAGCAAGCCAACAACTGAAAAATTTTATCAGTTAGTAGATATCAGAGACTTTCGTTATAGCAAAGATTGCTCTGATATTAATTATGGTGAAATTGCATCTGATTGTGATACCAAAACTATTTCCATCCTTGAGGCAATAAACCATATTAGTTTAAGTATTTTTAACCTCTCTGAGGAAGATGAAATTACCAAAGAGAAATTGTGTAACCTTACCTGTGTAATTGCAGATCTTGCTGAGCTTTGCATTGCCACTAATAAAATTTCTCAAACCGCCGCCTATCTTTCAGGTGTTCAGGACGGCAATAATGCCGCATAAAATAAGCTTGGACGAGGTTGTTGAACGCGCACATCAGGCAGAGATAATCTGCCGCATGATGGAGTCATACCCTGACAGAATGGCTGACTCCGAAGTGTTAGCCATTGCCACGCTGCTGAGGCGTTTGACAGGTGACGTCACCGCCTGGCTAATCGAAGAGCAGGCTATTAAAGGCAAAAGCTAATAGCTTAACAGTCAACCATAATTTTTATTAAAGCTCTTTAGCTGGGGAATTCCACATCTATTTAATAGGTTTTAACATGGTAAATAAATCAGCTTTTAGAACTGCACAATTATTATGTGATGCAGGTTATTGGGATGCTGCGATATTGTTCTTGAAAAAAGCTTACGGGAAATAAATATGCCTACTCGAAAACATCAAGATATCCAGAGCGTGTGCATCAAAGCCGAGCAGTTAGATTTTTTAATGCAAACCATCCATACCCATCATAAGGAATTCGATTGTCACCAGTTACATTCTCTTTTAGGGCTGGCATAAGATATTTCAGGTTCTTTGCATTCATGGGCTGAAGAGCAGGAGCGGATTGAACTTGCAGAGGAAGATGCACAAAGAGGGGTTAAATAGATGGCGGAATTTATTGATATCTATCGTAAGCGCATTATTAAATCTGCGTTATTACGCCATCAGCGTAAAACAGGTAGTAATTGCATCATTATTAATAAACCAATGGGCGAAATAAAAACAATCGAATTAACAGAGATTCTTCTGGAAGGGCTATTGCACCGATTTGAGAAACAGGCCCTCAACGAAATCGGGAGCGTTGAAGGGGTAAAGGCAATCAGGGGGATTTATAGCAGCTCTGTAGACGTTAACGGCCACGGAGAATTTTTGACAGAAAGCGGTAAGGCACTGATCGACGAACTCATTGCAGAGCTGGTCGAGTTTTTCAAAAAGCATAAACCACTAGTAGCGGAGGATCAGTATGGATAACCAGCAAATATTTGAGCAGAGCTTGCGACCATTTCTGAACATCGATCTGCATGTTCTGCCTGACTTCACTGGCCGCGTCGTTCTCTATATCGAAAACGGGCAGGTGATTTGCGATCGGCGTCTTACAGATGATGAGCATGTTTGCACTGTTGGGACTTTTATTCAAATGGCTCAAGAAATGGAGCTGCGTATTGAGGAGCGCTCTAATGGCTAATGTGAATTACTCGACTGAGCACGGCCCTATAGGGATCGTGCTGACCATTGAGAACGGAAAGGTTATCCATACCCGCCCAGTTCAAAAAGGAGAGGTCACAGCTTCTCTGGAGGAATTTTTATGGATAACAAGACATGCCGGTTATGAAGTAATTCCGCCAAAGGGAGGCAAGGATAATGGCCCTGACAGCGATAAAAATTCCTGAGTGGGTTCATTTAAAAGCAGTGCATGTGCTGCTTCAATTCAAGGCTAGACGAATACACTCCTGCCGAATGTATGGATCCGGCAACCTGAGCCTTAAGGTTAACCGCCGCTGGCGTCTGTTATCCCGAGACGGCGGGCAGAACTGGGAAGTAATGAGCCACGAAAGATACAGCAAAATGAAGGACAGAAAATGAATAGCGACTTTATGACTGAGAAAGAAGTATCAGACCTGGTTGGAAAAAAGCGCACCGCTTTGTACCATCTCAGAAAAAAGCATGGTTTTCCGGCGCCCGTTTTAACTCATCCGGCTAAATACAGCCGCCAGGCAGTTGAAAAATGGATCGCTGCTGGTGGTGTTAACCGAGCTGTTTGACGTGCCAGAATATTTTTTCTGCATAAAGCTCATACGCATCTTTCTGCTCTATTAGCCAGTCATGTTTGTTATAAACCGCCATTACGCCACCCAGCTCGTGCCCCAGCATCTTTTCGGTGACATGGGGCATGACTCCTTCTGCTGATAGGTTTGTCACCAGGGAACGCCGGAAGTCGTGCGTGCGCCACTCAGGTACATCTATTTTCCCTCTTAACTTTTTCATGTATAGGTTCGACGATGAGCGATCAATAGGCTTGTCCAGCTCTTGTCCCGGAAAAAGGACATCATTTCCACTATTGAGTAAGCGCTCTACAAAGGGTTTTACATGGTCGAATATCGGCCTCCTGATGATGTTACCCATCTTCGAGTGTTCCTCAGGCGTAGTCCAGATCAGGTCTTCCATGTTGAACTCTGTCGAAGTTGCCAATCTAAGTTCTGAGGGGCGCGCTCCCCACAGTAGAAGTAGTTGATGCAGAACCTTATTGGAGGAGACTATTTTATTGTTCTCCAGCGCAACCCATATTTTTGCAAGCTCAGTATAAGTAAGCACCCGACTACCTACATCGGGCTTTTTCCCTATGTTTTTTACGCTTAATTTGAGTAGCTCGCACGATGGGATCAGCTGGCGACTGATGCACCAATTCATAACCGATCGAAGTTGGAGCAGGAGAACCCGTGCTTTTTTCTTGTTCTCGCCTTCTCGCTTGTCAAAGAATTTAACCCAGGAAGAAACCGGAATGTGAGCTACCGGCACATCCTGAAATTCGTTGTACATAGTGTTGTACACAACAGACTTGTAGAGCGTCTGGGTATTTGGCCTTAGACCATTTACGTACTTATCCCACCACTGATCCAGGCACTCTTTTAAGGTCAATGCGCCATCATCTCGGGCAAAATAATTTTTTGGGTTCACGCCCTTCATGTACAATGCGCGCATCTCTCCGACCACAATCCTAGCCTCTTTGAGCGCGGTCGACGGATAGCGGCCTACCGTAAGCCGTACAGGATTGCCCTTCCAACGAAAGCGGTACTGAAAGGTGATCGTCCCTGTAGGTGTGATGCGTACGCTTAAGCCGTCCCCATCAGTGACCTCTGCTGGGCCAGAGTAAGGCTTGCCGTTGATACTTCTAAGTTTGGTGTCGCTAAGGGCCAC